GTACCGTTGGAAGCTTTAGAAATGGAACCCGCGACTGTGATCGAACTGGAATTAAGGTATATAGGCTGAACCAACGCTGATACAGCACCGGCCAATCCTGACGTATAAAAGCGATTAACCGCGCCCGTATCGGTCGGCGCACCGACAGCCAGCGGGACATTGATCCCGCCGTTAGCGTTAATAGCCCCCGCCGCCGTCAAACCTCCGGGCAACGTCATATTGCCCGCGGCATCCACTTGCGGGATAGCCTCGAGAACTTTCCTCGTTTCTCGGGTGATTACTTCCTCAACTTGAGCATTCATCGCCTCGTGAGTAACAAAATCTTTTGAATCCAGAGGAAGGAAAACAGCTTTCATACTCCCTACCGTGAATTCCGTCACAATGGTTTTACAAATAGAGGCATTGTTTCCCGTCGCCGGAATAAAATCGTAATCATCTCCGGCATTCCCATATGCAAATAAAATCTCCTGCTCGCCGTACCTGGCAAATACCCCCAATTCCCTATGATAGAAATCGGTGGTAATAATGTCGGTAGCCAACCGCGCAAAAACCCTTATATGCCCTCCTTCCTGTTTTTCGATTTTTTCAATGGGAAGACGGTGAACTTCGTGGACAAGGGAAGTCCTGGCCGTTATATCGGAATCCTCCAACAAACCATCTCCAACGCCTACTCCGGAAAAAGTCAATGGCGTCCCGCCTTCAAGGATCAAATCTTGAAGCAATTCTAACCCTGCGGTGGTTATTACCATATTTTGAAAAGATGCCATAATATTTTGATAATAATTTACTTAATAGAAATTTTAGGAGATTCGGAACCGGCTTGACGTGTAGAAAAAGCCAATCCTGCATTGATTCCAATGTCCGGCGTGTGTTCCTGCCATACGTCCACCCGCACGCTCAATGATTTATGGACGGCCACGGTTGCCCCAATATACATCGGGATGCCCGCCAAAATCTCATTGACTACCTTTTCCAGCCATTGGGATTTTCGTTTCACACGCTCAAGGATCTGCAAAAACTTCGCTTCATTCTCTTTGGACATGGAGCTTGGATTATCTACAATAATGCGGAAATAATGGGGCTGGCCGCCGTAATTGAACCATTCTTCAACGCGCGCCCCTCCGAAGATATCATTCACCACATCAGCCACGGCCCCTACGGTTCCGAGCTTCATGTAAATTTTGTCGGAATTGAGAATCGTGGCTCGTTTTTGCTCAAGGGAGTAATCGGAATTGTACCAGAAGATATTCAGCTCGGCCGCCAGAGCGTCAAGTTCAGCGTTCCCCAGCATGCCTAACTGGTCCCAGGTGGAAAGCCTTTTGACTTGCTGAGCAAGCGGCTGCAACACTTCGGACAATCCATCAGCCAGAGCGCAATTATCCTCTCCCGCTCGCATGAACAGGGGAAGGAGTTTCTTGATATCTATGTCTTCCAGGTTCATTCTTCAATGGTTACATGGGACACATTGATTCGTCCATTCCAGCGGGGAATCTGCAAATCGGAAACGGACGTGAAAACAGGAGCTTTCACGTCCACGCGAATACAGGTATCCAGCAGGTAGGCTCTCAACCGGTCCGGGTTGATATCGCGCCCTATCACGCTATTCTGCCATTCGCGGTATTGTTCAATGGCTCCCCCTGCCCCTTCAATGGCCTGAACAGTTTCCGATTCCTCAGCCTTGGAACAGTAATAAGTCAGTTCGATGCCATATTCGAGGGGGGAAGGTCCTGATACGCTCACCTTGTCTCCCAGCGGCTTGACATCATCGGCAGTCACGGCGGTAAAGACCTCTCGAAGAGTGGCTTCTGAGGGATCTGCTCCATGGGCTTCACAAATGACAAGCAACACGGTTCCGGCCTCCTGATCGGAAATCACTTTCACGTCAGCCACATTGGCACTCGCTGACTTGGCAAAATAAGAATAAGCTCCGGCTGTGCCTGCTGTCGTGAATCCTGATGGCGCCAGCCTGATACGTTCCCGGTAATGATTATCACCGGTTCCATCATCCCCATTTACCGGATCAATGGCAGACGGGTAAGGCTCCCCGTCATCCCCTCCTGCGCTCTCTGCAATGTTGACAACCCCGGCCACAAACGGTACATCATCAGCAAACGTCTGAACTCCCCCTGCAGGTATGCCGTTTGTCTTTATCCCTCCCTCCGTAGCGGTGGCCGCCACTTCCACGGTCATAGCTCCGGTAGGTATCATGGCCGCTGAATCTGTGGCAAAATATATCGTGTTATCTGCTGTGCATCGTGTTCCCGCTGGGATAATCGTCGGCACCGTTCTTTCAGCAGCCAGCGAAAACTTGAGAATGGTTCTGGCCGGCGTTGGAGATAATCGGCTGCACCCGACACGTTCACCGAGCGCATCCAAAACCTTACCCCTGGCATAGGTCAACAGGCGTGACTTGCAGGCTTCGTTCATACTGGATACCAGGACAGAAAGAGCATATGCCATACCCTCCGCAAAAATCCTCCGTTCGTCTCCGGGATAAAGCAATTCACCCGTGGCATTTTCCATCTGTGCCAACAGGTTATCTTTGAGTTTCCCAGCGTCGATATCGGTAAAATTGATGGGTTCCTCCTGCATATTGTTAGATGGTTCCGTTTGCCGTTAAATCGTAATTCCCCAATTCGGGCATACCGTCCACATCAATTCCGTTGAACGATATCCGAGGTTCATACTGGGCGGCCAGCCAGTACCCTTCCGCAATCAGCAACGGACGAGCGGCCGTCTCTGGTTTGTCCGTGATGGAACTGTCCATGCCGCGCAATACATCAAATCGCACTTCTCCACGCGTCATCCTGAACAGGTTGACAAGGCAAAGTTGAGGCAATCCATTTCCTGAACTTTTCATTTAATTCCGGCCTCCTTCTGTAATTTTTTCGCCTCAGCTCTGTCCGCATCTGTAAAAGCGAAAGACATACTTCCTTTTTTGGCCTTCTTTTCCCCCTTGGAGGGGCCTTTCCTGCGTTCCTTGACGTCTTTCCCGGTTACGGAAAGGGGCTTGTCCTCCATAAACTCCAAAGATAAATCACAGGACATCATTTCCCCCGTTGGTCCAAATACGCAATTAGTAATATCCACCTTCATGAGGATAGACCGGACAGGGCCGTAAATCCTGTTTCCAAGGATAAATGGCATGGACTTTCCAAGGTCACGTACCCATGAATTATACTCCGTAATCGGAGGCAAACCACCGGCATGAATGCTGCTCATGGTTGACACGACGAAACTCTGCGGCTGGTCGCCTCCTTTCAAATCAAGAGGATTTTGGGCTTCCGTGGATTCCTGCTGTTCCACTTCCAGACTGGAATTAAGCCTCATGCCGTCCAGCAACGGGCTATTTGTCCGCTCTGAAACTTCAAAAACATGTGTCCCCCAAAACCCAATCATTGTCCCAAGCCTGAATCCATCATAGCGGAACAACAACGTGTATATGGCTCAGGTCATTTGGGAGGCGTCGTTTCTCCGTTTTGAGAATCCGTATGCGTATGTTCGGCCAGACTGACACCTTTTCCGGTCACATCCTCCGTCACCGTCAGACTTCCCCGGATGGTTCCGTCCCATTCACCGTCACATCTTCCTATGACGTATCCTCCCATGGATTCATCTTCCAGATAATAGACGGATTCTCCAACGCGAATATTCCCCATCGTCTCTCGCCAGTAAAACGGAATCACCAGTTCATGAGTCACAATGCCAGGATCATTATCAGGCACGCAACGGGCCTTCCTGCCTCCATCAATAATACTGTGGATTTTTCCCTTCTGTACGTTCATGGTCGTCAATATGAGAGCGGTTTCCTGATCCAGAAACGCGTCTTCTTGGCTTTCAAGTCGTGGCGACAACGGTAAATAAAGGCAGTTCCCATCCATCCGTTGGCAATAATCTGAACCACACTTCCGGCTGCCAACTCCCGTTGCGTGTTCATGCACACCTCCCCACGGCGGCTCTTCTTATTGGCATCCCGGAGAATGGCCTGGGATATCCGGTTGGCGACAGCCTGAGTAGAAGCCATTTCGGAAATGGTCGTGACCAGTTCCTTCCCCGTTTTCACATCTCCATCTGCGCCGGTTCCGGTAAAAGATGAATTCCTTACCTTGGCAGAGCTGTAGGCCGTATGGGCGTCATCCGTGAACTTGGTCTCTACGGTCGGCCCCAATGTCAAAATCTTGGCACAGTCCCGGTTCTCCATGGTCTTCTCATCATATAGGCACAGTGTTTTGTCATAGACAAGGAAAGATGCCCCGGCAAGCTTGCACCGTTCGTGCAGGAAAGCCAAATCAGACTTCCCGCGCTGCTGCACATACGGGTATTTGATATCGCTCACGCCGTAATTCTTAACGGAAAGTTTGTTGTCCCGGGCTACAGTAGCGGCCAACTGAGGAAGGGACATGTTTTCAAAGCTCCGGCTCTTCTTGTTTGTAGCCGACTTCGGCACGCTGAAAGCCCGCAAAGTGTATTCCCCGGAAGATGGCTTGAGAGATTCAATGAACATCACACCGGAATTGACCACTCCGTCTGTAATCTTGACGGTATCCCCTTCCTTGCTCGGTTTCCAACCTACCCATCGGCGTTTGGTATCCGCAAAATGTATTTCAAGGGAATCGGCTTCCCCTTCGGCGTGCATCTCATAAATGCACCCTGTGACGGAAATACTGGACGTAATATCTTCATCATTGATGAATACGCGCAAACCGCCTGATTGCCGCTCTCCGGCATCTTCCGTGAAAGAAAGGTAAATCATGGCATCAATGATCTCTCCATCCTTCCCGATCATGCCTACTTCCCAGGAAACGTCCGTCAGCATGAACGAAACGCCTCCAAGAGACGTGCCGGAAAACAGACTTTTTGCCAGACCTATCGCACCGTTCAAGGTAAGAGCCTGACGCCAGTCGGATGTCTGCAATGTATCAAGCACGGAATTGGACAAGCTCCAGGCGGCGCCACTGCTCAGGTACAGGGGAGCACTCACTCCTTTCAGGCGTTTCAACGCTTCAAACGTCAGCCAGGGATTCCCACCCGTCAGTTTGGAAACATGGATGGAAAAACCGCACGTTTGCAATTCCCGCCCCGTTACACGGGACATACCATTTTCAGTATCCTCTTCGATCTTGATGCCTGCAGAAGCCTCAAAATCTGAAACTGGCAGAAAATGGCCCAGGATGGGGCCAAAAGGAAAAAGCTGCCATGTTACTTGAGCTCCGAACATTTCATTCCCCCTTTCTCCACGGAGGCAGGGACTCCGTATTCTGAGGTTCATCCATGACGGGAATCCGAACCTTCTCCCCGCCTTCAAAAATGACGATATGGGCCAAATCCGGATTTGCGGCAATCAGCACGTGCATCAGAGCTTCCTCCGTCCATGCATCAAAAGCTATTTTGTCCCAGGTCTCACCCCCTCGGGCTGTGTAAATGGAATAATCGTCAGGCATATCGTCCCTTGCTCCTTTCATTCAACCCGTCTTCAATCATGTCAATCAAATCGGGCATGACTTCACGAAGTTGCCGGATAATATCACGCTTGCTGGTTCCTTCCCCAGCCTTGATAACGGGGGAAAAAGTAATGCCTCCTACGTTGTAGTTCACAACGCTTTGTCTGGATTCCGACACGGGGGTGGCAACATCCATCCCCAGCATTTCCGCCGCAGTCATCAAATACCCTTGGTTGGCCGCCCGGTAACGGGGATCAAAGGAAATAACAGCCTCCGTTCCTGCCTCTCCACAAATAGACGGTCCGGACGTAAAACCGCCGGCTGCTTTGGCCGGCATGGATTCACCACCGAATCCGAACCATCCCTTTACCTTACCAGTAACAGCTTGCTGTATATTTGCAACGCTCTCGATCATGGAATTGATCTTGGCGAACACATTCTGAATCCATTTCATCAGCACTTTCAACATGTCGATAACCCTCTGAATGGAATTCCTGAATGCCGTTTCCAGCATCTGGCCAATCAGCGGGAATAGAGGCTTCACTACATCGTACACTCTATTGAAAGCTGTGCATATCCGTTCAATCCAGGCAATAACCTTCTTGATGTAAACCTCAACCTGCTGCAGAACGACACTCAACGTCGCCTTGATGAAATCCAGAATGGGTGGCCCAATCACTTTCACGACGGCCAAAACGGCATCAAACACCACGCGGAACCTCTCATACAACCAGGACAGCACTTCCTTGATGCCTTCATAAACCCGCTGCATGACGCCGACGAGCCCCGGCATATTTGTCTGGAACCAGTTTACAACGCTGCTGATACGGTCATTGATCCAGCCGCAGATATCATCCCAACTATTCCACAGCCATGCAGCGGCAGCCACTACACCGGCAATAGCAAAGGGAATCCAGCCGATGGCGACGACGGCAGCACCGATAGCCACAACAAGAGCGCCGCCAAATACTCCGACGAAAAACTTCCAGTTCTTGACAACAAATTTGTAGGTATCTTTAAGTCCCTGAATGACTTTTTCAAAATCCACCTCTTCAAGATACTTGGTAATGGATTCCCCTGCCGAATCCAGAACCTTGACCAACTTTTCTGACAAGTTGATGACATGCGGCAGAGCTTTATCAGCCATGCGTTCCAAGAGGGGAAGAATCTTTATCCCTATCTTGGTCATGAAATTTCTGGCAATATTGACAATCTTCGCCCATTTGGCAGCGAAATTATCCATCTGTGCCGCATAGGCTTTCTCTGCAATCCCAGAAGCTTCAAACATGGCCTTTGTTTTGGCGGCCATGTTGTCGGACTGAGCACCAACGAGGGCCAAAATTGCAGTTCCGGATTCAACGGAGCCGAATAAACTGGTCAAGGCCAAGGCATTCCCGCGACAACCTTTTTTGAGTAGGAGTAATGACTTGTGAAGACCCAGCGTTTGGAGCATGGCCTGACCGCTCTTGTAGCCGGATTGCTTGATGGCTGCTGCCATTTCCTTGCTTGGCTTCACAAACCCCTGAATGACGGCTCGGAGTTGTGTTGACACTTCGGCAGCGCCGCCAGTCACGCCTGTCAACGTAGCATACGCCCCGGACAACTCTTCCAGTTTGATGTGCATGGCTGCGGCCATCGGCACTACACGTCCCATACTGGCGGCCAGATCCGGAAAGGTAGTCTGACCCAGCTTGACAATCTGGAAAGACATGTCTGCCGCCTTTTCCATAGCGGCGGCGGAGGTATCGCCATACCCTTTTGTAACGGCAGACAACAAACGAATGCTCTCAATGGTGGTTGCATTCCCGGCCTTCGCGGCTTTCGCGGCAATGCCCACCCGTTTGATCGTCTCTTCGTTGTCCCCAAAAGCGGAAATGGTTTCATAAAGTCCGTTGGTCAGGTCGCTCGTAAAAACGGATGTCGTGTCGGAAAGATCCAGAACATCCTTCTGCAGCTCTCCAACCCTCTTGTGAACATCGCCGTCCAAAAGGGTTGCCACATTGGACATCTCTTTTTGAAGTTCGATGGCCTGACCAACGGACTTTGCCGTAACCGCGCCGAGGGCGGCTACACCGGCAACCGCCCCCGTGAGTGTAATGGCGCCCAGGGCTTTGTACTTGGACACCAGAGATCCAACACTTTTATGGACACGGGAAAGCGTCCGTTGCAGAGACGGGTGAATTACCCCGCCGATGCTTACGGTCGCTTTCATGGTCTTTTCCCGCGCCATAATGGTCTATCTCCTTTTTTTGCGCCGGTGCGCGTTCTGTTTTTCCGCCTTCTGGCGTTCCTTCTCGGCATCTTCTGCGGCTTCCTGAAACTCCGTCCAGAAATCGACGAGAGGCATTTCCATCAGCTCTTTTCGGGTAGCGTGGAATCGCTCGGAGTAGATTCGGATCGCCCTTCGGAGGTCTCGTTCGCTTGCTCCTCGGGCGTGGCTCCAAAAAAATTCAGACCAACCAGCATGACCTTTGAAACGTCACTTCCCCGGAGGCGGTCGAAGTCTTCCACGGTCCATCTTCCCCTTATTGCTCGCCAGAATGACTTGCACGCCAATCGAATAATTCATTCCGTAGTCATTCACGGGAGTGACCTCAGGAGAATATCCGCGGCGGTTCTTCATGGCGGTGAAATAATCATTGGCCGTGAACTCCCCGAAATCATATTCAATTTCCCGGATATCCTGACCGTTGATCTGAAACGGATACTGTAATTCTATTTTTTCCATAATATGGTGTGTTGATGGTTAATTGTTGATATTAAAGCATGCTGCGGATGCTTTCAGAGTAGTCTTTGCCGTTGATCCAGCACACGCCTTTGACGACATCAATGTCCAGATACTTGTTTCCGTCCACGTAAAGCTGATAGGAGAGGACAGTAAACGGAAGTTCGTTTTCGCTGGCTTCTCCCGCGGTAATCTCCACTCCGGGTGCCGACTTGGGAATCACGCGCATGAACGCCTTGATATGCTGGGCGGTACTGGTACCGTCAGCGGACACGCTCTGCTGGGCGACATTGGAAATCAGATCAAACGGCTCCGGAGTAAGGGATTCCAGGAATTCCTTGCTGACGCCCGTCTTGGTAATGGATGCCTCCATAGCCTCCACCTGCTGCCAGACTGGCAATTCCAGTTTGCCGCCAGCCGCCTGGATTTCTACTATAACGGGAGTAACTTCAGGCAGCTTGATGGGGATATTGTACCCTATCTGTTCCCCTTTCGCGTAAACGGAGGAAGCAATACAAGCCCCTTTCAATTCTTGAAACTTCATGAATAATAATCCTTTCTATATTGGGTGTTATGCTGAATAAACGGACAGACCGGAATCTGTATAGGAAACGGAGATGGTGCCGCTCTTGAACTGCGGCGTGGGCGTGGCGGACAGGTTCCAGCGGAAATCTCCGTTCATCACGTCAGAATCGGCATTCTCGCTCGGAAGGAAAATGCACTCCGGATTCCCGACAAGGTATCCTTGGGCCACATACCCGGCCAGCTTGTCATTTTCCCGGTGAATGATCTCGTCTCGAAGCTGGATAGTCATCGGTTTGTCAACCCTTGGCGCCCATTCCTTCTGGAAGCTGTTCACGATGTGTTCCAGCATCCGGATATTCGTGTCAAAGATATGGAGTGCATCGGACGTTACCCCGAACGCATAGGCTGCCGTATGGCCGCCCCAAAGAACCCACTTCCCATTGAATGGCGCCACGGTGGAAATTCCGTTTTCGTTGAGTGCATTCCCCGTCTCCTGGTCGAAACCTCTGTTCTTGGCACCATCGCCGAAATACTGGCAAATGACCGGCACCGCCTTGTTGGAACAGGTCTCGCCGGGAACGCCATCGTGGTCATTATCCACCATCTGCATCACCCAAACGGCCAGTGTGGAAAGATGGTAAATCTCTCCGGTGCTGGTCTTTGCCTGGGGCCAGAACACCTTGGAATATTCAGATGTGTACCCGTTTGCCTTCTTCCAGGCTTTGGCGGCTTCTATGGTTCCTGCATTTTCCAAGGAGATATCAGCCGCCACGAAAGCCATCCAATGACCGTTGATCTTCTGGCTGGCGGTAATCAGGGCATTATACACGGCTGGAATATGGGACCACCCGGGGGCGGCCAGCAAATTCGCAACCTGAAATTCCTGAGCATAAAGGAGGGGAAGAGCTCCAATTCCGGAATACTCCCCTTCGGACGTCACGCCGCCGATGATATCTTCTGCCGTAACGGCAGAGCTGTCCACAACGTGATAAGTGGCATTCACCGTCGTCTTCGTGCGGTCCTTCACGGTCACAATCACGCAAGAACGTGTAAAATCGTAATCAAGGGAATAATCCGTTCCTTCGGCCATATCGGCCAGGGCAAACGTATCAAGAATGATTGCGTCGCTGATGAACTCGGCACGACCATTCGTGAACGTGAGAACCTTCTCCACTTGTTCCGCTTTCCGGTGCTTGTCGGGATCAAGAACATTGATGATGTAAATAGGTCCGCAATTTCCCAGCGGATTGTTGAAATGGGCGCTCACAGCCTCACAAAGCGTGTAAGATGCCCAGGTTGACGAATACCCGCAAACCGCCTGGGCCTGCGTGAAATTGGTAAGCCTCACGGGGGTATTGATGACGCCGGAATCGGCATATCCCCTCACGAGGTTGACGGGAGCGGTCCCGAAATAAACGGGAATCGTCCCGGACTGGATCGCGCTCTTGGCCTGGGTCGCCCCAATGCCTCCATACGCGCCATGTAGGTATGTAGTAGCCATAATATTATAATGATAAGTTTGTTAAAAAATCAGAAGAGGAACTGTGAAAGTCGATGGAAAAAGAAATGTGCCCCACAAAGAACGGATAATGGTCTATCAGTACCCTGTTTTCATGCATGGGTCCAAAAGTCAGGGTATCCGTCCTGATACGGTGGCCGTTGATGATGACGGCTCTTTCAAGGCGATCCCTCGTCAGGTCAATGAAAGACACAAGGTCCCGCCATCCCTCGGCGTTTGGCGTGAACTTGCCCGGCGTGTGTTGGCCGGGATTCCACACCTGCAGAATCAGGCGAACATCCAGAGACCCGGACCTTTTTACGACATCATGTTCTCCCTCGATAAGCTGCACGATAATACTCGGTGCCTTGTAATCTTCCTTCTCGGATTTGGAAGAATCAGGCGGAGTGAAAATCGTGAAAACGGTCGGATGCCCCATATTGTAGGCATACTTGGCCGCATTGCTTGACTTGAGTTCCGGGGGAACCTTGAACTCAAGATCATTGACCACGTTGTCACGTAGCCATTGTGCAATGTCATCGAGAGCTTTTTGTGTTGTCATAATCGTCAGATATTTTCCGTGAGTGAAACCACGGACATCCCAAGTTCTTCACGCCATGCCGCGACCAGGTACACCCGGTCGTCAACTTCAAGCGTTGATCCTGCTTCCTGCGGCTGTGGCATGTCTGCCGTGGCCGCCTGCAATGTCCGCTTTTTGACGGTAAGGCCGTAATCCTGGTTTCCCGGGATAAGCTCTTCATCATAGAAAACGGCAATGATCTCTTTCCCATCCACGACATGCCGTTCCCCGAAGTCTTCCAGATTCAGGAAGACTTCGGAGATATCGGCATTCATGTCGGCTTTCAGGCTCATTCGATGCCGTGTTCGGGATTGACGGTCGGAATGTCTGCTTCCAATGCTTCCAGCGCGGCAATCAGATCATCCTTCCTCATGGTTTCCACATTTTCAATGCCGCTCTTGGTGGCCAGCTCACGCAACTCGGCCACTTTCAGCTTACGCAAATCCGGCTTCTGCTCTTCCTCATCTTCAAAAGATGAGGAAGACACCAATACGGCAATGCCGCGGTCAATCAATTCCTGCCCTTTGTCAGGATCAATTTCAAAGGGAGGATCCTGCGGGCGCCGGAGAATGACACGTCCTCCCTCGTGTTGCCCATAATTACTTTTTACCTTGATAATAAACATAAGCGTTATTCCTTTCCGGTAATATTTGTGAGACTTATGCACCTGCGGAGGCCGTCAGCACGTCGGCACACACCCAGCATCCCTTCTTCTTGGGAACAAGAAGCGGACGGCTGGACAGGATGAACTTCCGAATATCGTCTTCATGGTTGGAAATATACTTCGGAACGTACTTTTCAGCGTAGGTGTTGAACGGACCGCCCGGCTCATCCATTTGAGTGACGGAGGCATACAGGGTCTTTCCGGCATTGGGTGCAGTCATGATGACTTTGCTTGGGGCGATGAAGGGAGTCATGGTTCCATCCTCGTCTTCGTATTCCTTCATGTACTGGATAACGCGCAGAAGAACGCCGTCCACGTTCATGAATCCCAACACGAGAGCGCCGGACTCCTGAAGCTTCGGCTCAATTTTACCCATTTCAAATCTGCGGTTGTCGAACAGTTTTTGAATGTAGGAATTGGACTGAATCAGTTCGGCCGCATCCGCGCCGGCGATCACGTCAGCGGCGGCACAGCCCTTGGACGTCAGCACGCGGCTCATGGCTTTCAAGTCACCAAAAAGGTTGGCGTCAGCGGCATCCCATAGTTTGCCTGGCGTATAAAGGCAGTCATTGACATCTCCGTGGAATGCCACAGTCTTCTTCTCCGTGGGCTTCCCGTCTTTGTCAATATACTGGCATTCGTAGCCGTCCGCCGTCAGGCAATCTGCGGCCATCTTCTCTTTTCTGCGGCGGATGCGGTCTTTAAGGTCGATGAAATCACGTCCGGCAATAGCCGCTTCGCGCTGGTCTGGCTCCATACCGGAAAAGAGGGATTCTCCGAACCCTCTCTTCTTCAGGTCATCGACAGACAACAACCGGGAAGGAGCGATACGGGCCGGGGAAAATTCATCCGTGTAAAACGTATCCCGGTCACTATTGACGCTGCCTACCTTGATAAAAGGAGCCAGCTTTTTGTTTTGGGTATCATAGTCCACAAGCACTTTGTCACTGTGGAAAATATCTGTGCCTGGGTCACAGGGGAAATAGGTATCGAGCAGGAAGCTCGGCGCCGGTTCCAACCCGCGGACCATGGCGATCAAGGTCTGCGGATCTGTGAGATCAATGGTGGTTACTGCATTTGGGTCCATACTAATGGTTTTTCTATGGTTTATTTTTTGGTTTTGGTAGATTCGTTGGCGGCTTTGATGGCCTCTGCCAGCCTGGAAGTATAATTACCTCCGGCCTCGTTTCCTGTGGGAGCAATGGTTACTCTTCCAGTATTGCTATCCTGCAAATCCGCAGCGCGGGAATTGAGGAAGTTGGCGCCGGAAAACTTGCCGGAGCTCATGGCTCTGAATGCCAGTTCCTGAGCGGTCATAGGCGTTTCTCCGAACTTGGCATCCTGAACAAGTTCCGGGTCAATACCGTTGGCAATGGCCTCAATGTCGGAAAGGCGCTTGCGTTCCTCAGCAATGGCCTGAGCAATAATTTCCTCCTTTGCCTTGGCGTCCGGCTCCTGACTGGTTGCCATCTTCTCCTGCAGGGCAGCCAATTCGGATTTCGCAGCGGCAAGTTCCTGCTCGGCCTGCAGCAACTTTGCCTGAAGGTCATCCTCGGAAGAATCTCCTTCGGCAGTCTGTTCCGATTGAACGGAATTGATGACGGCGACATGGAACCGATCCGGTATGGCTGCCCGAAAATCGGAAGACAGAACATGCCCACCGGCTTGCAAGACAAACTTTCCGGAAGCGGAGGCGACGAGCTGCAGCTTGTTCGCCACTTCTCCGTCGATAAGAGTATCCGCAAATCCGTTGTCAATGGCTTCCTGGCCGGTCATCCAGGTCTCACGCGTAATCAGATTGCGGAGCTCTCCTACTTCCTTTCCGGTCTTGGCGGAGTAAATGGCGGCAATGGCATTTTCCATGGAATCCATGGCCTTGACCATCTTCTTCATGTCGGACAGATTCAGGGCATCAAACACAAACGTAGAAACGCCGTGAATCATGGTGATGCTGCCGGGATAAACCTGAACCTCGTCACCTGCACAGGCAATGACGGAGGCGGCCGAAGCGGCAATCCCTTCCACAATGACCGTCTTTTTGCCGTTGAACCCTTTCAGGGCATTGTGAATGGCAATGCCGGTAAACAGATCCCCGCCGCAACTGTTGAGGCGTATAGTCAGATTGTTCTTTCCCTTGCATTTGGACAAATCGTCCAGAAAGCCTTCCGGGGTGATATAATTCCCTTCAATAGCCTGTCCGGTCCAGAAGTCCACGGGCTGCTGGGAAACAATATCGCCGTAAAGCACGATCTCCGCGGTATCGGAACTTTCATCCGCAACCACGTTCCAGAATTTAGGTGGTGTATTCATTTTCTTGTTGTTGTTCGGTATCTTTCTTGCTGCTGTCTGATGACAAGCTCTTTCTGATAGAAACTGCCTCGGAAATCATCACAAGCAGGGGCGCGAATTGGTCCATTTCCTGAAGAAGTTGTTCCACATTCTTGTTGAAATCTCCGCCGTTCAGCTCCGTTGTTGCCTGGGTATTCGTCTTCCAGCCATTCCGTACCATGATCTCCATGGCGGTAGCCTCCTTCACCGGGTCAAGGTGAGGCATCGACGGGCCATTCCACTCATGAGCCAGATAGGCGGCGCGTTTCAGAGGATCGGTAAAAAAGCCGGGAGCGGAAATGCGCCCGCGGGCAACAGCTTCACAGAACCATGCCTCATAAACGGGTTTGCAAAAGGTGGAAGCAAACTCTATCCGGTCAATCACAACCTTCTTCCAAAAATCCTGCAATGCAGCACGGGCCGCGCTATAAGACGTATTATAGCTCTTGAGCAACACGTCAACCGGAACCTCCATAGCGGCGCCAATCTGTGTAGCAACAGCCCTGACAAAGCCGTCAAAGCTATTCGTGGGATGCTTGGGGTCAACGCTCTTGATATCTTCTCCCGGACGCAGGAAGGCTACACCACCGGGAGACATCTCATAATCCTCAGGATTCCGGTCATCTTCATCGCCCCCCTCTTCGTCGGCATCGGAAGACAGACCTTGAGGTTTCAGGGCAGGTCCGTCACCATCCGTTTCTGTTGTAACGTAAATGGTAAAGCAGGTTTGCAGGAGGGCGGCGGCTTCTTCGCTGTTCAGGTAACGTCCCAACTGCATGATATTCTCAATGCATGGCGCAAGACTGGTAACACCACGGTACTGTTCAGGACGTTCGGCATCCATGATGTGGAGAATATTCGGCATTCCGGTTCTTTTACCGATTGCCTCAACTCTGGCCCATTTTACTGTTTCAGTTGACAATTCACCCGGAAAAGTATTGCGAATATGATATGCGACTACACGCCCCTTCTCATTTACCTCAACCCCATCATAAATATTATTACCGGTATCGGTATTCTTCCCATAGGTAGATAGTGGGGATACATTGGTGGTACTCGGAGTGCAAACACGGTCGGCTTCAATCAGCCGCAGGCGCAAGCTGTAGGGATGCAGAATATCAGTCTCACCTACATCAAACAGGGCGAAAGTATCTCCAGATGTCTTCCAGGCCATCAGGGCAATTTGCTGCTGTTCGTAAAAATCGCTTAACCCGGAAAC